AAATTGGGTGTTCCGCTCGAGGAATATGCCAAATACGTTAAGGAGTAATAAATGAGCCAAGATAAACTTACTATCGACCGCGCCCCTCGCGCATCCCGTGAGAAAGAAGCGCGTCGCAAGCCTTGGGCACCTCCTTCGCGTTTGGATGCCCCTCCAGCACCTGCCGGTTTTCAGCATCGCTGGATTCGTGCAGAGATCAATGGATTTAACGACAAACAGCACGTTTTTGGCAGACTTCGTGAGGGCTATGAACTGGTCCGCAATGAAGAACTGCCCGACGAATATCGCGATACGCTACCTACCATCGAAGATGGTAGACATGCGGGCGTGGTTTCTGTTGGGGGCTTGCTCTTGGCGCGTATTCCTAATGAGACTCTTGCCGAACGCAATGCTCACTACAACCGGAAGGCAAGAGAACAGATCAGTGCAGTAGACAACGAGTTGATGCGTGAAAACGCGCACTCGACTATGCGTATTCAGGCTCCAGAACGGAGCTCTCGCACTACTTTCGGTAGTCGTTAAGACTACATAACCCTTTAGGAGCTTACACATGGCAAACGTAGATAAAGCCTATGGTCTCCGCCCCATGGGTAACCTTTCTGCTACTGGTGCACAGAAGCAGTATGGTTACGTCATCGCGGACAACCAATCGGGCGCTATTTTTCAGGGTGACCTAGTTACCCTTGTTGCTGGCTTTCTTGTTAGATATGTTAGTGGCACTCATGCCACGGCAGTTGGCGTATTTAACGGTTGCAACTACACCGATCCAACCTCTGGCAAGCCGACTTGGAGTAACTACTACCCCGGTTCGGTGAATATCACTACTGGCCAAATCATGGCTGAGGTGATTGATGATCCTAATCAGCTATTTATTGTTCAAGCTGATGAAGATGTGGTTCAGGCGGATATTGGCCAAAACGCGCCCATCGCCTACACAGCAGGTAGCACTACTACTGGTGTTTCTGCGATGGAGTTGGATTCGTCATTGATTTCAACTACAAACACATTGGTCCTAAAGATTGTTGGTCTGTATAACATTCCAAACAATTCTTTGGGTGAAAACTTCACTCAGGTTGTCGTAAAGATCAATGCGCATCAATACGGCAGCATCGGTGTTGCTGGCCTGACCTAATAGGAGCTAAATCATGGCTATTTCTCGTTCGCAACTCGTTAAAGAGCTGGAACCCGGCCTGAACGCTCTGTTCGGGATGGAGTACAACCGCTACGAAAACGAGCACACTGCAATTTTCTCCGTCGAGTCCTCGGACCGTGCATTTGAAGAAGAGGTCATGCTGACCGGCTTTGGAGAAGCACCAACGAAGAACGAAGGCGCTGGCGTTGGCTACGACTCCGCACAGGAATCGTTCACTGCTCGTTACACCCACGAAACCATCGCTCTGGCATTCGCCCTGACTGAAGAGGCCATCGAGGACAACCTCTATGACCGTCTGTCTGGCCGCTATACCAAGGCACTGGCTCGTTCGATGTCCTACACCAAGCAAGTTAAAGCGGCTTCTGTGCTGAACAATGCGTTCAACACTACTGGCGCTTATAACGGTGGTGACGGCGTGTCGCTGTGCAACAGCGCACACCCAACCGCACTGGGCCCTAACTTCAGCAACGTGCCTACTACAGCCGCTGACCTGAATGAGACCTCGCTTGAGCAGGGCATCATCGATGTCGCTGGTTTCACCGACGAACGTGGCCTGAAGGTCGCTCTGACTGTTCGCCGCATGGTCATTCCTAAGGAACTGCAATTTACCGCAGAACGCCTGATGAAATCGACTCTGCGTACCGAAACCGCAGACAACGACATCAACGCCGTCAAGTCGATGGGCATGGTCCCCGAAGGTTACTTCGTGAACCACTTCCTGACCGACCCTGACGCATGGTTCTTGATGACCGATGCACCAAACGGTCTGAAGATGTTCCAGCGTTCCGCTATCAAGACCGCCTTCGAAGGTGATTTCGATACTGGCAACGTCCGTTACAAGGCCCGTGAGCGTTATTCGTTCGGCTGGTCTGACCCCCGGGCTATTTGGGGCTCTGAAGGCTACACCCCAGCATAAGCTAGTATCTATGCGGGTTTTAAAGGGGCTTCGGCCCCTTTTTACTTTTTACTTGCGATATAAACCAAAGGAATATTTTTGTATCGTAGAAATACGACCTGTATGTAAAAATATGGGGTACACTAGTCCAAATGAACCAAAAAGGGACTGTGTATGCCTTACGCTACAGACCACATCGGAATCTACAAGATTTTCAATAAAGTAACTAATTCATGTTACGTTGGTCAGTCACGTCGCGTCAAAAAAAGGGTAAATAACCACTTTAATGACCTTCGCAAGGGGGCTCATCCTAACCACCGCTTTCAAGAGGCCTTCAATACCTATGGGGAAGAGGCCTTTGATTGGGCGCTTGAGATTGAGTGTGAAAGCACTGACGAATTAGACATGATTGAAGAATTTTTTCTTTCCGGGGAAGCAAAGTTCCTAGAGGAAAATTTATATAACATCTCTGACTTTGCAAAAACCCCAATGAGAAATAAAACTCATTCGGAAGAGGTTCGAAAGAGAATTTCAGCAGGCAGAAGGGCGTCTACGTTTGATTTTCAATCTCCTGAATTCAGAAAATCGCTTTCTGCTGCGCAAAAACAACGGTTTTTTTCAAAACCAGAATTTGTTGCTAGAGTCAAGTTCATAGTAGATAATCAGGACATGTCATATGCAGAGCGCGGACGTGTACTGGGCATGGACACTAGTAGTGTCCGTAAACTGGCGCTCAAATACGCACACTTGAAAGGAGTTTTATAATGGCTACAACCCATTTTACGGGCCCAGTTGCATCCCAAAACGGTTTTATTCAAGAGAGTGACAACAATAAGGCCATCACGATCAAAGCTCCGGCGGCGCTTGCTGCGGACTACGTGCTGACCCTCCCTGTCAATGACGGCTCCAACAACCAGTTCCTGAAAACGGACGGCAATGGCGTTCTGTCATGGGGCGCGGGCGACGGTACGGGCACCGTGACTTCGGTGGCTACCGCAGGCACCGTTAATGGCTTGACCTTGACGGGTGGTCCCATCAGCACGACAGGCACAGTCACCCTTGGCGGCAATCTTGCACTTGTGGCAGATACAGTTGCCAATCTTGAAGCCGTTGGGAATGCTATCAACACCACGGGCAAATACATTGGCAAGATGGTGGTGGTCCTTTCTTCGGGCCTTATCTTCACCGCTTCTGGTGCGGCTGCGGCTGATGTCTGGCGGGCGTCTGACGGCACGACAACTGCCACCCCGATCTAACTAGGAGTTCGCCATGGGTTACATGAGCGATGTACAAAGTACCTATCGGACGACGGACGGGGCTATTTTCACGGGCCGTACTCGGATAAAGGGGGTGTATATCTCCCCTGATGCGGGCGTAGGCAACGTGCAAATTACCAATGGTAATGGTGGCCCTGTCTTGTATCGGATAGATGTTCCTGCGGGCAGTAGCGCCATTTATATGAACCTGCCCGAAGACGGTATTTTGTTTACTAATGGTGCGTATGCCGACTTAACTACGGTTATTTCGGCCACATTCTTCTGGGCATAAGGGGCAGATCATGATGATGAAGATGAACAAAAAGCGTAAGAAGTCGGGCATGTCGATGGATAAGGGCATGTCAATGGCCAAGTCCACTAAAAAAGGCATGGCGGGCGACGATATGTACAGCATGGATTCGATGCCGATGAAAAAAATGGGCGGAGGCATGATGGGTTATGCCAAGGGAGGCATGGTTGAGTCCCGTGGCAATGGCGCAGCACGTGGCAAGAAGACGCGTATTTGCTGATTTATGGCCTCCCGTAAGGAAAAGCCGATAGCTACTTCGGTCAAGTCGGGCAATTTTCGCCCAACAAAGGCCGGGGCAGGGATGACGAAAGCAGGAGTAAAAGCTTACCGCCGGGCTAACCCCGGTAGTAAGCTTCAAACTGCGGTCACGGAGGATAATCCTTCGGGGAAACGTGCGGAACGCCGTAAATCATATTGCGCCCGCAGTGAGGGGCAGATGAAGCAGTTCCCAAAGGCTGCGGCTGATCCAAATAGTCGCTTGAGACAAGCGCGTAAACGGTGGAAATGCTAAATGGAAATGGTGCTATGGAACGCGCTTTTGTCCGTCCTGATTGCGGTATGCGGATGGATAATGCGCGAAAAATCAGCGGAACTACAGCGTATTCAAATCCTGCTGAATCGTACGCGGGAGGAAGTCGCCAAGGAATACGTGACAAAAGCCGAAGTCCATGCCGATATTAATCGAGTTTTGGATCGATTGGATCGATTAGACGCCAAGATTGATAGGTTGATGGAGGTAAGAAATGCCAGCTAAAAGCGCCAAACAAAAGAAGTTGATGGACGCCGCAGCGCATAGCCCGGCGTTTGCCAAAAAGGTAGGTATTCCAACGAAGGTGGCAAAGAAGTTCAGCCGTACCAGTAAAGGTATGGAGTTTCAAAAAGGTGGAACGGTCAATCGCGTAGGCGATGCAGTGACGCCCAGCCGCCGTGATCCCGACATCGGCAAGATGATCAAAGAAGTTAAAACCCCCAATGTCAAACACAGCGGAAAAGCAGGGTTAAATCAAAATCGCTTCGGGGGCTCCAAGGGTACGAAGTACGCTAAAGGCGGTTCGGTCAAGTGTAAATAGGAGAGATAATCATGGTATTTGGTAAAAAAATGGCTACGTTTATGGCTGAGGCGGCTAAAAAAGCGGCGGCACAACAAGGACAACCCTCCGCACCCCGTGGTGGAAGAGGTTTTGGCGCACAAATTATGAATGCGCTTCAACAAATGCCCCAACCTGCTGGCGCACCGCGCAGACGTGGAATTATGGGCGCGGTTCAACAAGCAGCCCTCGCGGCGGCACCTACGTTACGCCCAACGGCAATGAAAAAAGGCGGCGCGGTTAAAAAGGCAATGGCTAAAAAGACAGTGGCCAAAAAGATGGTCATGAAGGCCAAGGCCGGAAAGAAGTGATAAATGGCAACTTCTGGAACAACCACCTTTAATCTAGAGTTTGATGATCTGATTGAAGAGGCGTATGAGCGTTGCGGTCTTGAGAACCGTGACGGCTACGATATGAAGACTGCGCGTCGGTCTTTGAACTTGTTGTTTCTGGAATGGGCGAATCGTGGTCTAAATCTATGGACGATTGAGCAACGCCAAGTTTCTATGGTGTTTGGTCAGGCGGAGTACACGCTGCCTTCAGACACTGTCAATGTTTTGTCTGCGGTTATCCGGACGGGTTCTGGCCAGACGCAGCAAGATATTACGATTGATCGTATCAGCCAGAACGAATACCTGCATCTTCCCGATAAGAACACACAAGCGCGTCCTGCTCAATACTATGTGCAGCGTACTACTTCGCCTAAATTGTTTGTCTATCCTGCACCAGATAACACAGAGCCCTATATCTTCCGTTACTACGCCGTTCGCCGTATAGAGGACGTAGGTGCGTATACAAATACTTCGGATGTGGTATTTCGATTCTTGCCGTGCCTTGCCGCGGGCCTCGCTTATTACTTATCGCTCAAGAAGGCTCCGGAACGTACGGTGATCTTGAAGCAGTTGTATGAAGAAGAGTTCCAGCGGGCGGCGCAAGAGGATAGGGATATCGCAAGCGTGTAT